ATCACCTGTGTTAATAGTTGCTGTAGCGTTAGCACCTGTGAAAGTTACAATCTTGTCATCACGTACACCAGCAGATAAGAACTTACCACCTGACCATAAGTTATCGTCAAGAGATGTAGTCATTGTGTCTAATGTACGACCTGCTGCAGCAGCAGCTTCTAAGTCAATAGCTTCACCTGTACCTGAACCTACACCTGTCGCTGTAAATCTTGCACCTACTACGTTGACTTCAGCACCAATTAAAGTAAAGTTTGTTGTACCTAAAGATGTGATTGTGTAAGACTTGCCTACTGTAAATGAACCTGCTGTGACGTTGTAGTTATCGTCTAAGCCTTCTAATGTAAGACCGGCAGCAGCAATATTAGATACATGGTCAACATCTGTATCAGCATAAGACCATTTTTGCACTTGCCAGTTATAAATTAGTAATGAACGACCACCAAATACGTTAATAAAGTCCCATACTACTAACTTACGAATAGGGTCAACTGTTGCTGACATTTGGTCAAATTCAGAAGGGTTAGCATTGGTAAAGAACCAATTATCTACTTTCTGTGTACCAATCGGAACAACTGTAGAACCATCACATGAATAGAAACCATCATCACTCAAGAAGTAAGTAATGTTGCCATACTTAGCTACAGAGTTACCTTCTAAACAGCCTAATCCACGAGAGATTGTGTCGAATTGGAAGAAGTAAGGTGAACCAATGTAAGTCATACGAGCTACAGCACGTTCTAATAATACTAGACCGAACTCACCACCTGTAAGACCTGTAATGTTGCCACCGTCAGCAATGATTTGATAATCAGATTGTGATGTAGCACCACTTGTCCAATCAGCTTCATCGTTAATGTCTGACCATTGTACTTTGTTGCCGTTAGAGCCTGAGTCTAAGTTAGCAGCCACCACAAAGTCACGTACTACTGTTACGTATTTAGCAACAGGAGCAGCAGCAGCTAAGTCTGCAAATAATGAACTTGAGCCTAGTGTAAATGCTTGTAATTTATTGACGTTGTTAGCAGCAATAACTGTGTTACCAAACTGGATAAAGTTCCATTTAGATATGCCTGTGTAATTGCCTGACTTAGATACGTTGTCCATGCTTAAATCAGCAGAGTCAAACTTAAATAACTTAGTAGTACCACCAGCAAATACTGTTGTTGTAGATGCAAAACGACCTGCAAATACATTGTTAAGATTCTCACTAGCAGCAGCACTATAATCTACAGCAGTAGGAAATGGTGCATAACCAATAGCTGTAGGTACTACGTTTTTAGCTATAGATAAATTCTCAGCTATGCCAGGAAGGTCAGGAGTCCATTCTGTAAATGTTACTCTTTGAATAGCCATATTTATCCTTAACGTAATTCAGCCCAAATGCGTACTCCACTAGAACTTGCAGCAGAATAAGTAGCACCATCTGGAACAATAAATGATGCTTGCGTACTGTTATCCCATGTAGATTGACCAACAGCAGAAATTAAAACTCCACTAACTGTTACTAATAAAATATTTGCTGATTGCGAGTTATAAACAGAAATCATTACAAAAATAGGTTTACCAGTAGAGTTGGTGTAAGTTGTATTTAACGACCTAGAACCAGTAACATCACTCCAACTTTGACCATATCCAATACCATTAGCAGGAGGTGCAGAACTTGTCCATGTAGTGCCATCAGATGTTAATAAGTTACCTGATGTTCCAGGAGCAACTGTTTGTAAAGCACTTGTGCCATTACCTAGCAATACTGCATTAGCAGTTAATGTAGAACTACCTGTACCACCATCAGCTACAGCTAAGTCTGTAATACCTGTGATAGAACCACCTGTAATTGTTACGCTTGATGATGATTGTGTAGCAATAGAGCCTAAACCTAAGTTTGTACGAGCATCGGCAGCAGTAGAAGCGCCTGTACCACCTGATGCAATAGGAAGGTCAGTAGATAGTGTAGTTGTGCCTGTAACTGTTAAATTACCACCTACAACAAAGTTATCACCGTCTGCACCTGTTTGCATATCCTTAATCTGTGCCATTACGTCACGGATAGCATTGTTAATGCCTGAAGGAGCGCAACCCTCGTTAATGTCAATACCACCAACGTCAGTATTATCAGCAGGTGTAGCTGACCATTCTGAAACTTTATTCTTTGCCATGTTTTAGCCTTTTCTATACCAAGTGTTGTTGCTTACGGACACATCTGTCCAAGTATTATTTCCTACTGTTGAATCTGTCCATGTGTTGTCACCTGCCGGTACTACAGTCCATGTATTTTCACTTGCACTAACAGGAGTCCATGTGTTTTCATCGTATGTAGTGTCTGTCCAACCTTCACCGATAATACGACCATCAGCAATGATAGAAGCGTTACATGAAACAACTGCATAACCACCCCATATAGGATTAGCATGAGCCGTTACATAAGCATAGCCATTAATCTGAGCATCGCCTGAATACTCAACACCACCTAGAGCTGTTACGCTTGCATATCCATCTACAGCACCGCTAGATGTTCTTACTCGAATACCATCTGCTTCTGTAGTTGCTGTGCCTGTTACTGTACCAATGACATAGAATATACGATGACCATTAGCACTAAATGATGCAAAGCCTGTTACTGCACCTGTAGATGTACGAACTCGTGTAGCATCTGTTGTAACGCTCGCCAAGCCATCAATTTGACCTGCGCTAGTCCTTACCCTTATTGCATTAGAAGTAACGCTTCCTACACCGTTTATAGCAGCAGAATCAGTACGAATTAGATAGGCAATAGACTCAACTTGAGCATTACCATTTATTGCAGCACTATCAGTACGAATTGCGTATGCTGAACCTGTAAAGGTAGCATCACCTGTAATCTGAGCAGAAGCTAGTAGAACCTGACTAGCAAGTGAGCTGAATGGTACTTGTGAAAATGCTGCTATACCAAACATCTATTACTCCTCTGCTGGTTCTGGTGTATTGCCCTCGTCAAGCCATGCTAGATATGCTTGGTAGTCTGTGTTAGCTATATCGAAAGGAATACAAGCACCATCGTTGCGAAGTACTGCGTCTTGTATAGAGCCGTCAATATTTTTTAAATATTTGTATGTCATCTTTATAACTCCGCAGATGCTGTGTAGTGAAATGTAATATTAAATCCTGCAGCTATAGATGTATTGTTTACTGTTTCTTGATAACCAATTGGTGAAATTGCATTGGTTTGAGCTGATACAGTTGCTGAACCTGAATATAGTGAGCCAGAAGCACCATTAACTGGAGAGTATGATGTTACTGTTGGGGCTGCTCTCATTGTTTCTTGAAAAAATACATTTGTACTCCAATAACTAAATGTGGATGAAGCTGTATATTGAATTTGATTTGAAGTTGTTGCAGTACCTACAGCGTTTCCAAAATAACTGGTTTGAAAATACCTCTGACACAAAGCCAACTCTGTACCATAAGGTCTATAGTCAAATGATGTAGCTGTAGAGCCTTTTTCTAGTTGAACGCCTGTGATGTAGAAGGTAGCACCAGTGGTAGTAATTGGTTGAACAGCTCCAGATACGTTACGTTTTTCACCAGCACTCCACACTCCAGCAGTAGCGTTATAATTGCTACCAGAACCCATATCAAAAAAGACACGAATACCAGTACCATTATCTGTTAGCCAAGTTCCAGAAGTATCTCCAGAAATAGTTACTGTTTTTTGTTCCCAAGTATTTGCTGATGCTATTGTATAACTAAATACATAAGACCTATCGTAAGCAGAGTTGATTAAAGAACCAGCAAAAGTACCAGTTAATGATGAGCGAACCCAAAATGACAATGTGATAGTAGAAGCATTGGCAGTCCCCCATCCTAAATCTGAAACATTAAATCCTTCAACAAACTGGCGAATGTTATTTTGTTGAGCGCTAGTTGGAGAGTATCCTGTAGTTACTGAAAATAAAAGGCTGTTGATAAATCCTGCTGGCGCAACAGTAGAACGAGAAACTGCAACAGTTCCGCCATCACGACCAAAAGACCAACGGTCTACTGCAAACGACCCATTAATTGACACACTAGCCCCAGCATTACGCTGGTCAATCACCATCGCACCATTAATAATACGATTGTACCCAATACCTGTTTGCTGGTGAGAACTATCAGGAAAGGTTAAACCGTTCGTACCGTCTATAACCATGCTCATTTAGCAAACTCCCATGTATAACCTTTTGTAGTTTTATTCATATCACACCATTTTTTTATTGTATGTCTATCTGAACCGACAAATTTACCTGCATCAGATAATGATTTAAATATAATTTGATTGCCTTGCTCATCTACAGCAATTACAGATTTAGGTGGCTTACCACCGCCTTCAGGTCTTTTCCTTCCTTTATGAGCTAAACTTGCACCTATGTTTTTCTTTCCACGCATTGCACTAGGTTTGCCATACATTGGATTGTCTTTCCCACTTTTACCAACCCAAGGTCTTTTAGAGCCTTTATCTGGATGTGGCTTTCCCCACATATGATGATTTTCACCGCCACTTGCACCTTCGCCACCATTAGTAAGATTAGTGAGAATAAAACCAAGCCTTTTTAGTTGGTCAATTCTTTCTTCTTCACAAAAGTAAGCTAATTCTTCATCATCTATATTTTTAGCTACAAACCTTACAGTAAATCCACCAGCTTTTTTTACAACATTTTTCCAATAAACATTTCTATTTTTTGTAGAGCTTGCTCGATAGTCTTTGCCTTTACCTACATAAAATACTTCGTTGGTATCGTTTCTTAAATGTTCGTAAACGTAATACATACTATGCTGTTACAGGTACTAGGTATTCAGACGTAGCTGTGCCACCGTAGGTAGGAGTTGTTATACCACTATCGCCATTGAGTGTTATTGGCATTATACTGTTACCTCTGGTTCTACAGGTTTAATTAAGCATTCATTTACAGTTGTGTCGTAATACCATACGTCAGCTACGCAATCGTCAGGACAGTCTGTCCAGAATAATGGAGCAGCTACTTCAAATTCTTGTGTGACTACTTCTGCTACACGATAGCCACTTGTGCCATCCCAGTTTTGTACTGGTTCGTTTGGACTAATCAATGCTTTCATCTTAATACTCCACAATAACTACGCCAGATGCGCCAGCACCAGCAGCATTGTTAAATGTTCCGCCAGCAATAGCGCCACTACCGCCACCGCCATAGTTCCCACCTGCTTGACCAGCAGAGTTTACATTACTGTTTCCCAAACCTCTACCACCCGCGCCTAAATATGATGCACCACCTACTCCTGACATAAGAGAATTTAAGTCAGTGCTTGAGCCTGTACCGCCAGCCCCGCCACCTTGACCTGCTAGATTTAAATCTCCACTGCTTCCAACGCCACCTGAACCACCTGAAACGCTAGAATTACCAGCATTTGTACCAGCAGAACCGCCTGTTGCAGAACAATAT